CCGTCCATGGCGGAGTCAAGCGGCTGTCGGTGGGGGCGTAAGCACTGGCGGCTTCTTGAACTCCACAACACGGTCTGCCATGCCGGAGAAATCCAGCTTGCCGGCCAGCTTGCTCAGCATCGTGCCCTCGCCAGCAGTGGCCTGCACGTTGTTTTGCTTGAGAAGCATCATCGCCTCGGCCCTGGCCTTGCGATCACCGTTCTGGAGGTCTTCCAGCACTTGCTCAATGACGAGGTCGTGGATCTGGGAGAGCTTGTCCAGCGAATTGCTCATGAGACAAATGAGACATGTTCCCTTGGTAGCTGTGAGCTAGGGACTGTGTCGTTAAGAAGAACAGAGATACGCTAGGCCTATCTACAACGCCGTAATGCAACCAGGCGCGGAGTTAGAGGGAAAGATTTTCCCAAGAGGCCGCGAATGGCCTGATGAAGTTCGGTCGCTGCCTCCTTTGGACCAGCGGCTGATTGTTCATCTGGAGGCGTTGTATCCAGACCGTGCCCCTAATCCGGGAATGGTCATGGAGGAGGTTTGGTTTAAAGCTGGCCAAGCCGCCGTTGTTCGGCATCTTGTCGATCTTTACGAGCGCCAGCAGGAGCTCAGCATGGATTACCAAATGCAGGGGGTTCTCTGATGTGCTTTGGCGGTGGCGGCGGTGGAGCAGCAACGATCTACGAGCCCAACACGGGTGCGTATGACCAGATGCTTGCTACTCAGCGCTCAGCAATAGAAAACACGATGAATAACGGGATGATGCAGGCGCAGCAATCGCTGCAGGCTGCCATCCAAAACCAGCAAAACGAATATCGGCGCATTGCTGATATGAAGACTGCAATGGCTAATGACCAGGCAGCCGTCAATGAGCAGGCACTGCGTATGGCTCAATTGGTCGGTCCACCCCCGCCAGAAAAGAGCGCAACAGCTCCAACTGTTGGCGACTCAGACCGTTACGGGGTTGGAGCAGAAGGTAAGAAGGCGCTGCGTATTGGCCGTGGCGCTAGTAAATCCGGCAAAGGTGCCGGCCTAAACATCACAGGAGTTTGATCATGTGTTTCGGCGGCGGCGGTGTAAACGAAGCGGTCATCAAGCAACAGCAAGAGCAGTCCGCTGCTCAGCAGCAGGCGGCCCAGCAAGCGATGGCGCAGTTCCAGCAACAGCAGGCTCAGCAATCCCAGGCCTACCAAGCCCAGATTGCGCAACAGATTGCTGGCATCACTGCTGACACGCAGCGGATGCAAGACGAATACGAGTCCGATCTGGCAGCGCAGGAAGCAGCTCAAGCCGCGGCCGATGCAAGCGCATACATCACGTCAACGCAGGAGGGTGAGTTCACAGACGACGTATTGACGACAGGTGAAAACAAGACAGTCGATAAGTCCAAATCGACTTTGAAGATTGCCTCTGGTGGCGTTAAGTCCACCGCAGGCGCTGGCCTCAACATCGGAGTCTGATCATGGCTTGGGTACAGATCGCACCTGGCGTCTACATCAGCCAGAACATTGCTAGCTCCAATAGCGATGCTGGTGCTGCTGCGCGTGCTGCTGCGCAACGAGATGCAGCCCGTAGGGCCCAGGAGGCTGCTGAAGCTGCAGCTAGGGCCCAAGCCCAGGCATTGGCTAACGCCCGCACGGCACAGGCCAATGCAGCAGCTCAACGCCGACAAATCCGCAATGTTCGTTCTGCCGACACCGCGGCCAGGCGGTCGTTGCAGATCCTTGGCCAAAACACTGCAGCATCAACAGCGCAGGTAAGCGGTGGCAGCAAAGCCAAGAAGAAGAAACCACGGACCAAGAGCGGCTTGAACCTGGGCTCTATTGCTCGGAGTTCCGGCACCGGCCTCAACATCTCTGCCTGACATGGAAAAGACAGCACAAGCCCGCTACGGCGATCTGCAGGGAACACGCGACTACTTCTTGAGTCGTGCGCGTGCAGCCTCACGGCTAACGCTGCCCTACCTAATCCCAACTGCGAATGAACCGACCCCTAACACCAATGAGGCGTATCCAGTTCCTTGGAATGGCATTGGCGCTCGGGGCTGTCTCAACCTGGCCAGTCGGATGCTCCTCGCGCTCCTACCGCCAACCCAACAGTTCTTCCGATTCAGCCTGGACGAGGGAGAACTGGCAGCTCAAGGTGTTGGCCCGGAGGCTCGCACCGCCATGGAGGAAGCACTAAGCAAAGTTGAGCGCTTGGTGCTGCGTGAGATTGAAGCCAGCAACGACCGGGTGGTGCTGCATGAGGCATTGCTGCACCTGATCGTGTCGGGCAATTGCATGCTCTACATCGGGGAGGAGGGCATGCGTGTCTTCCACCTCAACCGTTACGTCATCACCCGTGATCCGATGGGTAATCCCATCGAGGCAATCATCTGTGAGGTGCTGACTTACGACACAGCACCAGAGAAGATCCGCAAAACGGTCGATGAAAGCCGTGGTGAGCTGAAGGGCCTGCCGGAAGCCAGCCAGAACGATCCGCTGACGACAGAAGCCACGGATTACAACGAGATCCGGCTTTACACCCGCATCAAGTGGGGTGACGACAAGATCGTCCGTTGGCACCAGGAAGTCGAAGGGAAGGTCGTTGAAGGAACTGAGGGTCGTGCGCCTTTTGATGTATCGCCGTGGCTGCCCTTGCGCATGACTCGGGTTGATGGCCAGATGTACGGGGTTGGATACGTCGAGGCAGCAGCGCTTGCAGACCTTCAAACAGTGGAAGCGTTATGCCAGGCGATTGCTGAGGGATCGCTTGCAAGCTCTAAAGTTCTATTTCTTGTAAAGCCATCTGGAGTTACCAAAGCCCGCGATCTAGCGTCTGCACCGAACGGGGCTTTTGTCACTGGTGATCCAAACGATGTGCTCGCTCTGCAGGTCCAGAAATCCACGGATCTGGCCGTCGCCATGCAGGGCAAACAGCAGATCGAGGCTCGTCTTAGCCAAGCCTTCATGCTGGCTGACGTTAGAGATTCAGAGAGAACAACAGCGGAAGAAGTCCGCCTCCAGGCCCTCCAAATTGAGAACAGCCTTGGATCCATTTACAGCATCCTGACAACTGAGTTCCAGGTGCCGTACGTCTCTAGAAAGCTGTACTTGCTTGAAAAAGCAGGCAAGGTGCCTGAGATGCCGAAGGAGCTGGTCAAGCCGATCATGACGGTTGGCCTTGCTGCTGTTGGCCGTGGCAATGACCTTGAACAGCTGGTGCGGTTTACGACAACGCTGGGCCAAACAATTGGGCCTGATGCAATGGCGACCTACCTGAATGAGTCGGAATTGATCAAGCGTCTGGCCTATTCAATGGGAATAGATGTGTTTAATTTGGTGAAATCCGAGGAAGAGCTTGCTGCTGAAGCCCAACAGCAACAGCAGCAGGCAATGATGCAATCCGCCATGCAGAACTCGGACAAAATGGCGAACGCCGCGGCCACCACGCAGGAAATGCAGATGGCAGCGGAAGCACCCCCTGAACCCCAAGAATGACAACTACCCCTTGGCAGATGACCGAGCCCGGCAACCCAACTGAGCCAGATTTTCGGAATCCAGTTGAGATGGATTACGAAGGGCGTGAGGGCATGGCCGCTCCAGGCCAGGAGGAGATGCTGCAGCAGTTCATTGCTGAGCAGGAACAAGAGCAGCGCCAAGAAGACAACCCAACACTTTTAGCTGGTAAATACAAAACACCAGAAGACCTGGAGCGTGCTTACAAGGAGCTAGAGACCAAGCTTGGTCAACAGCCAACGTCGTCTCCCGAACGCCAAGAAACCCCGGCAGACGTTTATACAGAAGAAGCCGCAAAGGGACTTTATGGAGAAGAAGCTGTCAATCAGCTCGCCGAGCGGGGTATCCAGATGGCCGACCTCATGCGAGCCGCTGATTCCGGTCAGGACATCTCAGAGCATTTCGATGCACTCGCTGAGACATTTGGGGTGCCTCGCCAAGTTGTCCAGAACTATGTCAGCAAAGCTGCGGGTATATCGGGGAGCGCTGAAGCTCAATCGGTGGCCAGTGAGCTGACAGAAAGCGACATGGCTGAGCTGAAGGCAACTGTTGGTGGTGAGGAGAAGTTCAATGAGCTGAGCGGTTGGGCAGCTAAGAACCTCACTAAGGACGCTCTAGCGGAGTACAACGAGGTCGTAGATAGCGGCAATAAGACAGCCATCAAGTGGGCTTTACGGGCCTTGCAGGGCAGGTACACAGCGCCTGAGGCTGTGGTCGAACCCAAGCTCTACGGCGGTGGAGATGCGCCA